GAACCAGTAGTGACCGAAGGTGAACCAGTGTCGTCGGTGGTGAACGCCGCCCGTGCCCGTGAGCTGCGTGCACGGCTGAAAGACGCACAGACGACGGAGCTGGCTGCCGGCCAGGCGTGACCGCTGGCCCGGCACCCTCCACGCATATGGCCAGCTGCGCTTGTCAGCTATGAGCTGCGCTGGCTGCTGGTGTATCGACAGGAACGCTTGTCACCTATGAGCTGCGTTGTGACTCTCCGCTATCGGGTTACCCACAGGGCCAAATGGAACTGTGGAGAACCACCGCAGGCCTGTGGACAGGGCCACACTGGTGGCCGATGGCGACGAATCGCGGGTACGGGCCGAAGGTGCGAGCGCAGGTGTTCGCCGCCTTCGGTGGGACGCTCGACCAGCCACCACCGTGCGCGATGCGCCGGCCTGGGTGCACCGGCCTGGCCACCACCGTCGACCACCTGGTGCCGCACGCCCTCGGTGGTGGTGACGAGCTGGACAACCTGCGCCCAGCCTGCGCTGCGTGCAACTACAGCGCCGGCGCTGAGCTGGGCAACATGCTCCGCCAGCGTGGGGGTGGAACAGGTGCCCCTGGTTCACCAGCGAAGCCGGCACACCGGCAAACCAGGGGTGCCGATCCTTTGACACCGGCGGCGCCGCGCCCCGAGCCCCGCTGGGAGCGCTCTACCTTGGGAGGATCGCAGCCGATGACCGCCGATGGTTCGCCGGCGAAGCGAAGGCCGCCGAAGTACGGCACGACCAGGCCGAGACTGTCGACGCCATCGTGGGGGCGCGCCACCTACGGGCCCGGCGTGGCCGAAGCCGGCGCCCAGCTGGGCCTGGAGCTGATGCCGTGGCAGGCGCACGCCAGCGACCGGCTGCTGGAGTACGACCGGCGCACCGGCCGGCGGCGCTACCGCACCGCGCTGGTGGGGGTGGCCCGCCAGAATGGCAAGAGCTGGTGGCTGCGGGCGCTGGTGTGGTGGTGGCTGACCCAGCACGCCACCGCCCAGGGCCAGCCACAGACGGTGGTTCACGCCGCCAACACGCGGGCGCTGGCCGTCGACCAATGGGCCGGCCTGGTGCGCCTGGTCGAAGAACACGCGCCCGGCATGGTGGAGAAGATCGTGCGCGGGTCGGGCCGCGAGCGCCTGACGCTGGTCAACGGCTCGACCTACGAACCGATCGCTGCCAGCGACGCGGTGCACGGGCGCTCCGTCGACCTGTTCCTGGTCGATGAAGTGTGGGACGTGAAGCCCACCGTGCTCGACGACGGCATTCTGCCCACCACGATGGCCCGACCCGACCCCCTGGTGCTGATGGCCAGCACCGCCGGCGACGAAGGATCGGTGGCGATGCGCAGCTGGCGCGACCGTGGCCTGGCCGCCATCGACGCCGGCACGAAGTCGGGTCACCTGTTCCTGGAGTGGTCAGCCGACGAAGCCGACGACCCTGACGACCCCCACACCTGGGCGAAGGCGAACCCTGGCCTGGGCCGCACCATTCGCCTGGACGCCCTGCGCGAAGCCGCGGCGAACCCGAACCGGCCCGCGTTCTGCCGTGCGCACCTGAACCGCTGGGTGACGACCACCGCGGACACCTGGCTACCGGCCGGCACCTGGGGCCTGTACCGGGCCGACCAGCCTGACCAGGACCCCAGCCGGCCGGTGGTGCACGCGGTGGAGCTGAACCGGCGCGGTGGCGGCTACGCGGTGGTGACGTGCACGCCGGCGCCCTCTGGCCGTGTGCACGTCACCGCTGCGCATCCTGCCACCGAACCGGCCCTGTGGGAGCTGCTGCGCGAGCCGATGACCACCGGCGCCACCAGCGCCCGTGTGCTGCTGCCACCGCTGTTCGCTGAGCGGGCGCCGTTCGTGTGGCATGGCGACCACGTAGTGACCGTGGGCGACCGTGAGCTGCGCGCCTGGGCGACGCTGGCCCAGCAAGCCATCGCCGCCGGCCTGGTGTCGCACGACGGTGGCACCGTGCTGGCTGACCAGCTGGAACGGTGCGTGGGCAAGCTGACGACCACCGGCACGGTGCTGACCGGCACCGCCGGCCAGTCGGTGCACGCGGTGCGCGCCCTGGTGTGGGCGCTGGTCGACGCCACCAGGATCGAACGGGCGGTGCCCCGCGCCGTGGTCCGGTTCGCGTAGCCTCACCGCATGCGCTTCGCCCTCGGTGCCCTGGTCGGCTTCGCTGCCGGCGCCTTCGTTGCCATGACCAGCCGCGCGGTCGGTGTCGCCCTGGTCGACGCCCGCGAGAAGGCCACCGCCGGTGCTGCTGGCGACGCTGGCTGAGGACCTGCGCTCAGCCGGTTCGGCCACCGCGCTGGTGCTGGGCATCGGCTTCGGTGCCTACATCGGTGTCAGGGCCGGCGCCCGCCTGTACCGCGACGCCGAAGCCGACGCGAAGCGCGTCGCGCAGCGCCGTGCCGAACGGGCCCGACGTCGGGCCGAACGTGAAGCCGACGACGACCAGCTGAACGGGCCGCAGTAGCCCCTGGGTGGCCGCTGGTGGGCCTGCCAGGCGCCGCCGGCACAACCACGCCGCACCGGCACCGCCGGTGGTCCTGGGCCCGTCCAGCTCGAGGCCTTCCACACTGTGGAAGGCCGATCCCGCGGCGTGGAAGTCGCCGGCGCTACCCTCGCGGCCCGTGGGCCTGTTCCGACGAAGTGCGCCGCCCGACCCAGCACCCGCGGAGCTGACCGCAGCGGTGCCGGCCCTGGGCTACAGCTCGCGCCAGCTCCAGCCGGTGGTCATGCCCGACCTGCCCGACCAGCTCACGCTGACCCGCGAAGGCGTGTGGCGCATCGCGTCGGTGGCCGCCGGCCTCCAGGTGATCGCCGGCACCATCGGTTCGCTTCCGCTGCGCCGTTCGGACTCACAGAACCGGCCCATCACTGTGGGCCTGCTGACCCAGCTCGACCCCACCGAACCGACGCCGGCGACGCTGACCCGCGTGGTGGAGGACCTGGTGCTGTTCCCGGCTGCGTTCCTGGTGGTGCTCCAGCGCTACGCGGACGGCTTCCCGCGGCACCTGCGCTACGTGCCGTTCGAAGAAGTACGCGAACCGACGCCTGATGACCCGCTGGTGTACGTGTGCGACGGCACCGAAGTCGGTTACAACGACGTGATCCGCATTCCGTCGCACTGGCCTGGCCTGCTCGCGGTCGGTGGCCGTGTGCTGCGCACCACCCTCCAGCTGGAATCCGCAGCGAACCGGCTCGCAGCGACCGACACCCCCGCCGGCATCCTGAAGAACCGCGGGCCCGACCTGTCGCCCGAAGAAGTCGACGCGCTGCTGGGCGCCTGGGAAGCCGGCAGGGCCCGCCGCCTCACCGGCTACGTGAACGCGGTCCTGGACTACGAACGCGTGCAGTTCAGCGCCGGCGACATGGAGCTGAACGCCGGCCGTGACCACCAGGTGGCCGAGGTCGCCCGGCTGCTGAACCTGCCCACCAGCGACCTGAACGCACCCACGAACGACAGCCTGACCTACAGCACCGTCGAAGGTCAGCGCCTGGACCGCCTGAACCGGCTTCGCCCTTACCTGGTGGCCGTCGAATCGCGGTTCAGCATGCCCGACGTGACCCCGCGAGGTCAGCGCACGTTCTTCGACGTCGCGGACTACCTGCGCGCCGACACCACCGCCCGAATGGCCGCCTATGAGGTCGCCATCCGTTCCCAGGTGCTGACACCGGCCGAAGCCCGTCAGCGCGAGAACCTGCCGCCGGCCACGACGCCGGCGCTGCCACCGGGAGAAGCCCAGCCATGACCGATGACCACTACCTACAGGCGTGCCTGTCAGCGCCGATCACCGCCGACCTGGGCCGCCGGACCATCACCGGCCGCCTGGTGCCGTGGGGTGAGCTGGGCAACACCAGCGCCGGCCCGACCATGTTCGCCGCCGGTTCGGTCGAAGTGCCGGACGACCCGGTGCGCGTGAAGCTGCTGCGCGACCACGACACCACCGCACCGGTGGGCCACGCCGTCGCCCTGGACGACGGCACCGATGGCCTGTACGGCACGTTCCGCGTGCCCGAAGGCGACGACGGTGACCGCGCCCTGCTGGAAGCCAGCGACCGGCTGCGCGATGGCCTGTCAGTCGGTGTGCGCCTGGTCGACGCTGAGCGCGACGACGCCGGCGTGCTCCAGGTGGCCGCCAGCTTCCTGATGGAAGTCAGCCAGGTGGCCCTGCCCGCCTTCGACAACGCCCGAACCCTCGCGGTGGTCGCATCGGCCACCGCTCCACCCCTGGAAGGAACCCCAGCCATGACCACGACCGACACCACCACCGCCGCCGACGACCAGGCGCCCGCCGACGTCGCCGCCGACACCACCCCCGCGGTGACCGCCGCGGCCCAGGTGCCGCCCGCCCGTCGCACCGCCCAGCCCAGCCTGGACCTTCGCGGCGTCGCCGGCCTCATCGCCGCCGCCAACCGGAACGAGATCCCCATGGGGGAGCTGCGCGCCGCCCTGTCGAAGTCGACCACCGCCGAGGTCGCCGGCATCGTGCCCGACGCCTACACCGGGGAGCTGGTCGGCCTCATCGACCCAGGCCGCCCGACCCTGAACGCCATCCGCGGCCGCAACCTGCCGCCCGCCGGCATGCGCGTGACCTACCCGGCGTTCGAAATCGACGCCACCGACCCTGACGCACCGGTCACGAAGTCGGGCAAGGTCGACAAGCAAGCCACCCAGCTGACCGAAATCGCGTCCGGTGCGTTCGAAATCGAACTGAAGTCGGCCGACGTGCTGACCTACGCCGGCGGCAACCAGATGAGCCTCCAGGCGACCCAGCGAAGCGACCCCAGCGCTATCCAGGCGCTGCTGGAAGCCCTCGCGATCCACTACGGCACCGTCACGAACCAGGCCGTGGTCACCGCCCTGCTGGCCACCGCCACCGACGCCACCGGCGCCCTGGACGCCGACGCCAAGGTGGTCGACATCTTCGCCGCCCTCATCGGTGGCCTGGCGCCGATGAGCACGCCGAACGGTCCGCTGTTCGCCAGCATCGCCTGGGACCTGGTGCCCACGTTCATCAAGACGACCGACGCCGACCGCCCGGCGTTCTGGAACGGCGCCGTGAACTTCGGTTCCATGACCCCCACCACCAGCGCCGATGGCCTGACGGTGGTGGTGGACCGCAGCCTGCCGGCCGGCACCGCCCTGCTCGGCTCTTCGCTGGGCGCCACCTGGTGGGAGAACAGCGCCGCTCCGGCCGAGGTGCGCGTGGTCGACGTGTCCACCCTCGCGGTGGACGTCGCGCTCTACGGCTACGGCGCCCTGACGCTGGAGTACCCGAAGGCCTTCGCCAAGGTGGTCATTCCGGCCGCAGCGCCCTGATCCACCCCAGGCGCCCGCCTGGTCCTGGCTGCTGGAAGGGAAGGGCCAGCACCAGGACCAGGCGACGCCGCCCCTGACCGAAGGAACGACCGATGACCCGACAGGCCGCCGATACGACGTTCACCGGCCCACCGCTGGGCGACGTCGCCGCGCGCCGCGACGACGCGCACGGGCCCGTCGGCCTGCCGTTCCTGATCGAAGTCACCCCCGGCGTGGCTTCGACCGTTCTGGAAGTGCCGCCCGAAGTGGAGTTCCTGTGGGTGGCCGCCAGCTGCGAGGTGACCAGCTGGGCGCCGGACGCACCGAACCTGGGCCGGTTCAGCGCCGTGCTGATGCTCGACGGTGTGGTGGTCGACCAGGCCACCAGCGAAGCGATGCGGGCGCCGGTGAAGCCGACGCCGCTGGAGCTGGGCCACCAGGCCGACCTGGGCGACGGCTTCGCGCACACCGTGTCGGCCGGCTTCCGGTTCTGGCAGGGAACGAACGGCCCCGCGGTCGACGTGACCGCCATCGACGTCAGCGCCCTGACGCTGCGTGTCGTCGCGCTGGGCCCTGACGTGCCCGACGTGCCGGTGCCCGAAGCCGGCACCTGGCCCACCGCGACGGAGCTGGAAACGCACCTGGGCGGCCAGCTCGACGCCGGCCTGGCCCAGCGCCTGGTCGACGCCGCCCGCATCGCGGTGGAACCCGTCGTGACCATCGACCCCACGGTGGGCCCTGGCCCGAACGTGTGGCTGGCTGCGCTGTTCATCGCCGCTGACCTGTACCGGGCCGGCGTGTCGCTCGACGGCACGTACTCACCCGATGGCATGTTCAGCGTGCCGGCGTCGGTGTCATCGAACCTGGTGCGCCGCTACAGCGCCCTGCTGGCCCCTGTGGCGGCCACCGGCGGAATGGTCGGCTGATCGTGCCCGGCCCGTTCACCGACGCACGCACGGCGCTCCAGGCCGACGTCGACCAGGTGCTGCCCGCCGGCTGGACCGTCACCGGCCCGGTGGCGGCGCCGCCGAAGTTGCCGTGCGCCGTCGTGCGACCCGACCCCGCGAGCGAAGTGACCCGCGTCGGAATCCGCGCCTGGGACTACCCGTGCGAGGTCCTGCTACTGACCGACGCGAAGGTGCCGGCCGACGCCACCGCCCAGCTGGAAACGGTGCTGGCCGCCCTGCTGGGCGCCTTCCACGACGCCACCGACGTCACGCCGGCGTCGGTGGTCACCTGGGGCGAAGCCAACTTCCTGGGCCTGACCCTGACCCTGACCGCCACCGCCTGCCTGTAGGCGACCCCTGACCCCTGAAAGGCCACCACCATGACCACGCTTCTCAAGACCCTTACGCTCAGCTTCGGTGACGCCGACGTGTCGTGCCAGCTCAGCCAGGCGCAGCTGGAACCGACCTACGCGGAGACCACCGTC